AGGGGGCCCTCATGCTCGCCAGTCCTGTGCGGGGGTGGAAGAAACAGGACGTGTATTCAGGTCTGTGTGACTGTGGTCGCAAGACTTTTGTCGTTCAGCTATTAAATCCCATTACGAAGTAGACCAGAACGGCCAACGGCTCCTTTCCGGCGATCCGACAGGTTACGGGGCGGCGACCTCGCGGGTTTTCGCTATTTATGAAAATTTTCCGGTTTAAGGTGTTTCCGTTCTTCTTCGCCGTAACCTAATGTTTTTATTTAAAACACCCCCTGAAAAGAAAGGAAACGACAGGTCCTGAAAGCGAGCTTTTTGGCCTCTGTCGTTTCCTTTCTCTGTTTTTGTCCGTGGAATGAGCAATGGAAGTCAACAAAAAGCAGCTGGCTGACATTTTCGGTGCGAGTATCCGTACCATTCAGAACTGGCAGGAACAGGGAATGCCCGTTCTGCGAGGCGGTGGCAAGGGTAATGAGGTGCTTTATGACTCTGCCGCCGTCATAAAATGGTATGCCGAAAGGGATGCTGAAATTGAGAACGAAAAGCTGCGCCGGGAGGTTGAAGAACTGCTGCAGGCCAGCGAGACAGATCTCCAGCCAGGGACTATTGAGTACGAACGCCATCGACTTACGCGTGCGCAGGCCGATGCACAGGAGCTGAAAAATGCCAGAGACTCCGCTGAAGTGGTGGAAACCGCATTCTGTACTTTCGTGCTGTCGCGTATCGCAGGTGAAATTGCCAGTATTCTCGACGGGATCCCCCTGTCGGTGCAGCGGCGTTTTCCGGAACTGGAAAACCGACATGTTGATTTCCTGAAACGGGATATCATCAAAGCCATGAACAAAGCAGCCGCGCTGGATGAACTGATACCGGGGTTGCTGAGTGAATATATCGAACAGTCAGGTTAACAGGCTGCGGCATTTTGTCCGCGCCGGGCTTCGCTCACTGTTCAGGCCGGAGCCACAGACCGCCGTTGAATGGGCGGATGCCAGTTACTATCTCCCGAAAGAATCCGCATACCAGGAAGGGCGCTGGGAAACACTGCCCTTTCAGCGGGCCATCATGAATGCGATGGGCAGTGACTACATCCGCGAGGTGAATGTGGTGAAGTCTGCCCGTGTTGGTTATTCCAAAATGCTGCTGGGTGTTTATGCCTACTTCATAGAGCATAAGCAGCGCAACACCCTTATCTGGTTGCCGACGGATGGTGATGCCGAGAACTTTATGAAAACCCACGTTGAGCCGACTATCCGTGATATTCCGTCGCTGCTGGCGCTGGCACCGTGGTATGGCAAAAAGCACCGGGATAACACGCTCACCATGAAGCGTTTTACCAATGGGCGTGGCTTCTGGTGCCTGGGAGGTAAAGCGGCAAAAAACTACCGTGAAAAGTCAGTGGATGTGGCGGGTTATGATGAACTTGCTGCCTTTGATGAGGATATTGAACAGGAAGGCTCTCCGACGTTCCTGGGCGATAAGCTTATTGAAGGCTCGGTCTGGCCAAAGTCCATCCGTGGCTCCACGCCCAAAGTGAGAGGCACCTGCCAGATTGAGCGTGCAGCCAGTGAATCCCCGCATTTTATGCGTTTTCATGTTGCCTGCCCGCACTGTGGGGAGGAGCAGTACCTTAAATTTGGCGATAAAGAGACGCCGTTTGGCCTCAAATGGACGCCGGATGATCCCTCCAGCGTGTTTTATCTCTGCGAGCATAATGCCTGCGTCATCCGTCAGCAGGAGCTGGACTTTACTGATGCCCGTTATATCTGCGAAAAGACCGGGATCTGGACCCGTGATGGCATTCTCTGGTTTTCGTCATCCGGTGAAGAGATTGAGCCACCGGACAGTGTGACCTTTCACATCTGGACGGCGTACAGCCCGTTCACCACCTGGGTTCAGATTGTCAAAGACTGGATGAAGACGAAAGGGGATACGGGAAAACGTAAAACCTTCGTAAACACCACGCTCGGTGAGACGTGGGAGGCGAAAATTGGCGAACGTCCGGATGCTGAAGTGATGGCAGAGCGGAAAGAGCATTATTCAGCGCCCGTTCCTGACCGTGTGGCTTACCTGACCGCCGGTATCGACTCCCAGCTGGACCGCTACGAAATGCGCGTATGGGGATGGGGGCCGGGTGAGGAAAGCTGGCTGATTGACCGGCAGATTATTATGGGCCGCCACGACGATGAACAGACGCTGCTGCGTGTGGATGAGGCCATCAATAAAACCTATACCCGCCGGAATGGTGCAGAAATGTCGATATCCCGTATCTGCTGGGATACTGGCGGGATTGACCCGACCATTGTGTATGAACGCTCGAAAAAACATGGGCTGTTCCGGGTGATCCCCATTAAAGGGGCATCCGTCTACGGAAAGCCGGTGGCCAGCATGCCACGTAAGCGAAACAAAAACGGGGTTTACCTTACCGAAATCGGTACGGATACCGCGAAAGAGCAGATTTATAACCGCTTCACACTGACGCCGGAAGGGGATGAACCGCTTCCCGGTGCCGTTCACTTCCCGAATAACCCGGATATTTTTGATCTGACCGAAGCGCAGCAGCTGACGGCTGAAGAGCAGGTCGAAAAATGGGTGGATGGCAGGAAAAAAATACTGTGGGACAGCAAAAAGCGACGCAATGAGGCGCTCGACTGCTTCGTTTATGCGCTGGCGGCGCTGCGCATCAGTATTTCCCGCTGGCAGCTGGATCTCAGTGCGCTGCTGGCGAGCCTGCAGGAAGAGGATGGTGCAGCAACCAACAAGAAAACACTGGCAGATTACGCCCGTGCCTTATCCGGAGAGGATGAATGACGCGACAGGAAGAACTTGCCGCTGCCCGTGCGGCACTGCATGACCTGATGACAGGTAAACGGGTGGCAACAGTACAGAAAGACGGACGAAGGGTGGAGTTTACGGCCACTTCCGTGTCTGACCTGAAAAAATATATTGCAGAGCTGGAAGTGCAGACCGGCATGACACAGCGACGCAGGGGACCTGCAGGATTTTATGTATGAAAACGCCCACCATTCCCACCCTTCTGGGACCGGACGGCATGACATCGCTGCGCGAATATGCCGGTTATCACGGCGGTGGCAGCGGATTTGGAGGGCAGTTGCGGGCGTGGAACCCACCGAGTGAAAGTGTGGATGCAGCCCTGCTGCCCAACTTTACCCGTGGCAATGCCCGCGCAGACGATCTGGTACGCAATAACGGCTATGCCGCCAACGCCATCCAGCTGCATCAGGATCATATCGTCGGGTCTTTTTTCCGGCTCAGTCATCGCCCAAGCTGGCGCTATCTGGGCATCGGGGAGGAAGAAGCCCGTGCCTTTTCCCGCGAGGTTGAAGCGGCATGGAAAGAGTTTGCCGAGGATGACTGCTGCTGCATTGACGTTGAGCGAAAACGCACGTTTACCATGATGATTCGGGAAGGTGTGGCCATGCACGCCTTTAACGGTGAACTGTTCGTTCAGGCCACCTGGGATACCAGTTCGTCGCGGCTTTTCCGGACACAGTTCCGGATGGTCAGCCCGAAGCGCATCAGCAACCCGAACAATACCGGCGACAGCCGGAACTGCCGTGCCGGTGTGCAGATTAATGACAGTGGTGCGGCGCTGGGATATTACGTCAGCGAGGACGGGTATCCTGGCTGGATGCCGCAGAAATGGACATGGATACCCCGTGAGCTACCCGGCGGGCGCGCCTCGTTCATTCACGGCGTCGAACCCGTGGAGGACGGGCAGACCCGAGGTGCAAATGTGTTTTACAGCGTGATGGAGCAGATGAAGATGCTCGACACGCTGCAGAACACGCAGCTGCAGAGTGCCATTGTGAAGGCGATGTATGCCGCCACCATTGAAAGTGAGCTGGATACGCAGTCAGCGATGGATTTTATTCTGGGCGCGAACAGTCAGGAGCAGCGGGACAAGCTGACCGGCTGGATTGGTGAAATTGCCGCGTATTACTCCGCCGCACCGGTCCGGCTGGGAGGCGCAAAAGTGCCGCACCTGATGCCGGGTGACTCACTGAACCTGCAGACGGCTCAGGACACGGATAACGGCTACTCCGTGTTTGAGCAGTCA